CGACATATTTGGTTAAACCTTTTTGTAACCCTTTATTCCAAACTCCAAGTTTATTTATTTTAAGAATCGTATCTGCTTCGCGTTCTTCATCATTCAACTCTTTTAATCTATCTGTAAACGTATCCTTTTCCTTTTCTTTTAATTTAAATATTTTATCCATTATTAATTCGTATGATGTGTCGACATCCGATTTGTGGTTGCTCATAATCTGAATATACGTTGATAACAAATCGGCAACCTTTTGTTTGAGTTGTTTTTGATTTCCTTGGATTACATTAATGTTGGTTTCAATAGTATTTATATCTAAATTATATACGGTTGAATTCATGACTGAATATGTATTTTCCACACTATACACGTCATCCACATTATTTCTAGTGGTTTTTTCTCTTACAATCATTTTTGTATCTTGCGACAATTCAATATAATTCATACAAACCTTTAAAAATAAGTGTTCGAATAAAAATTTACTTGTTCGTTCATTAAATATGGTCTGTAAGTTTGTAGAAGTAAAACTCTGTAATTCCTGCGATAATTTTAATATATTTAGTGTTGTTTTTTGAATAGTTTGTAATACATTTAATAAGATAGGGTCCTCGTGATATTTTATCAATTTTTCAGAATATTCTTTAATTACCTTTTGTATATCGCTATAATGTCTTGAAGATAACACTTTAGCAAAAGGCCAATTTGGAGTCATTATATGTGATGTTTTATTCAAGATCATATTCGGAAATGTAACACTTAGGTTTTGGATATAAGTTTTAAAAAATTGGACTATATTGTATAGCGAATCATTTGAAATCTTGGTTGCGTTATCCGTTATTTCGTTATATCCTTCCCAATCATTTAATGTATTTATAAATTTAGTTATTAAACTCATATTTTTCTTTGTAAGGTTTGCGTTTTTGGCAATGTATTCAATCACTTTAATTTTGATACTATTATTTTGTTTAATTAAATAATTATTAATATTTCTAGTTTGGGCATTATCTTCGTTATTTTTATTAATAAGATTGTGAATTAATTTTTGTAATTCGGGTTCGATTACTTCTTCGTTTTCGCTATTAAACGCGGTTAATAAATCATTTAATCTGCTGAATTCTGGAATGGTTTGGGTTGTTATTTCGACATTAATTATATGTTGTCTACTAATCAATTGTATTAATCTTAAAAAATTCTCGGTTGAATATGTTTTACCATCTTGTTTTAATTTACGAATGATTTCAATATTAGAATCTCCAAAATTAATATACTCCGGTTTTACATTACATAAAGGCAATAATAATTTATTAATTGGAACGGGTGTTTTAAAATGACAATATAAAATAAACGCTGTATAAATAGTTTGTTCGCTAAAATTTGTTGAAACCTTTGGATATACATTTTTGGTATTTATTTTATTTGAAAATAAAAGACCATTTGATAACTGATAAATTTCATTTAATACATTTGTAAGTTCCTCAACATTACTATTAAAAATCGAAATATCGGCATTTTTGCTTTTAAAATATTCGATGGTAGTCATTTTAGTATTTTCATTACAACATGCGTTTTCAACATAAGGTCTATTGTCAGATGTTAATAATAATAATTTTTCACTATTAATGACTTGTTGTATTTTTTCTTGTATTGCGAGTGAAAATTTAATAATTTTACTTTCGATGATAAGCGTTTTTTCTCCTTTATTAAATGACGCTTTTTTATAATCAAATAATGATTTTTTAAATTCGGTGGTGATATTTGCCAGGTTTTTAATTTTGATTTCAACTAATGGTGGTAAGAATTGTTTCCAATTTGTAATTTTATATTCATCACTAATTACCGTTTCTTGATTTTTTAAAAGGTATTCTGTTTTTTCGTTAAATTTACGAACGATATCTGTAAGTGGCAAAAGATAATTATCAATAGCAATTTTTATTAAATTCGCGATTGCGGCTTCTTTTTTTCTTTCAAGAACATTCCATGGTTTTTTCTTTGATTTTAATTTATATAAAACACATGCTAAATAATTCACGCTTTGTAAATCTCCTGCTCCTTCAAATGGATACCCCTCAAATGATTTTACACATCCTGGGTATGTTTTCCTGGTTTTAACTGGTGGTATACTCGTTTGAACGCATATTAAAAACAACCCGGCAGTGGTGTATAACATTATAGTATTATACAATTCTTTATATGATGGTATTGGTTTTCCTTTATTCATTGCGTCGTTAAAATCCTTGGTATAAGCTTCTTCACTAGTTATTTTTTCTTTAATTACATTCGAAACCACATTTATTATATATTCTGTTTGTGTATCAATATTAACACCCATCACAAATGACAATTCATTTATAATATTATAAATAAGTGTGAATTCCGGACTATCGAAAATTTTTAAATTCTTATTTGATAGAGTAAGTGTATCTCCTACCGATTGCTGTAAAACATCCCTCGATTTAACAAGAAACCCACTATCAGAATATTCTTCTTCAACCTCAAAATCAATTCGGGTTATAATATACCCGCTATGTTTATCGACCCATGAGTCGCCATCATCGCTTCTAGCGCCAATATCTTTGATAATTAATTGAAGAGTATTATTATATGAATCTGCCGATTGAAAAAATGCCGTTGCTAATTTAAATAAAAATAAAGGCAATAATTTAACGTTTGTGTTGACACAATATAACCAATGTTCGCTTTCTGGTTCAACAGTTGGGTCTTCATCAATATTAACATACGGTTGTCTTGTAAACGAAGCAACGAATTTAAGAATATAAGTTTGTTTTTGTGTGAAGTCCGGTTGCTTTAATATAAGGTCTCTTAATTTAAAATATGGCGAAATTATAGAAGACTCGTCTATCGGGGTTGTGTTATCGGTTCCAATGTTATATTTTTGTTCGTTATATTTTAACATTTCAAAGTAGTGTAATTTGCTCAAAACCGGATTTATGTTTAAATAATAATCAAACATTTTACGAATAGCAGTTTCAAATTCAACTTTAGAAATTTCGTATTTTTCGTCGAATTCATTCAAAATATTTGTCAATATTTTTTTTTGTATTTTTTGACCCGATGTTTTTAAACTCTCACATTTGTCGTCGATTTTATCTGATGAACTAACACACCCAATTTGTAAATTACATAATATATTTTGGTTATCGCTAATTATATTATTATCGACAGAATCGTCCAATATCCATTTGTTATTTTTACGAACATAATACGCCATTTTAAATTGAGTTTCTGGATTTAGAGGCACATAATTTAACACGGCATAGGTTCCGTCTAATACCCGTTTATAACCATTAATTAAAGTATCTGCCAAATATTCAGATTCGGGTTCGTTTAATTTAAGGGTTGTTTTAAGTTTTTCAATTAAAAACCCCATAAATATTTCAGGAGGCATATTTACGATTTCCTTTTCATAATTATCCAAAATACCGTAATTTGTAGTATCGTATTGTTTATCAAAATAAATATCTGTATCATTATCATTTTCCAAATCGGATAAATCAAAATATTGTTTTGCGATAATATAATTTTTGCATTTATCGGAGTTATTTTCAGTTGATGTTTTGTTATCTAATTCAGACTCTAAAATATTGTTAATACTTGTAGGGAAAATAAGAGATAACGTATCAAGCGTTATTGCTGTATTATACAAATTTCCAAAATCGGTAAATACCATTTTTTTTAATAATTCGGAATTTGTGAATACGTTTCCATATTTATCTGTAAAATCGTAGGTTTCAAATACCACGTCACTTAAATTGTCTTTTGTGCTTAATATATTAATTAATGGTAAAACCCTATTTTTTATTTTAAACCTTTCATTTATTCTTTTAAATTCTTGTAAGACCTTGCTTTTTTCAATTAATGTTTTATTATATTCTGTGATTTGTTCATTAATAAAATCGGTAATTTGTTTATACTGGTTATATGTTAAATCATCCGAATAAATTAAAAAGGGTTCTAAATAACTTACCACATCAACAATGGAAAGTTTACCTATTATATATTTTTTCATTAAATTAAATAAAACCCTGGTTTTAGGTATAATGGTATCAATAAATTTCGTATAATTCGATTTAATTTCTTTTTCGGGTAAATTTAAAACAAAATTTTTGATATTATTCACGAAATTGTTTTCATTAAAATCGAGTTCTTGGTCTAAATTGTCAACTATAATATTGTTGACACTAAACTTATTTTGTTTAAATAACTGCCAATAATTTAAAAAATTAATATTTAAATTGGATTTATCCAACAATGACGTATTTGGAAGGTTAACTCTTGAGAATCGTATTGTAGGTTCTGGCAAAGTAACAAATGATGTGATTTGTAATATATCCGGATTTGTAAGGTTTTCACGCGTAGTTATCATTCGATTTCCAGAGAGACTAAACGCATTTAATTTTTGAAGACCTGTGTTGTATTTTGTAAACAACGGTTGGGTTTCTTTGTCATTAATATCATATACAATAACATTAATGTCGGATTCAACCGATTTTTCGTGAATTATGCCATACTTGGATTCAGACTCAACAGAATTAAAAGGGGTAAAGTGTGGATTTAGTTCAGTAAATAAAGTGGAATATCTATCATCTGTGTTTTGTGAATTATTTTTATAATTTGTAAATATATTGTGTATATCCTCCAAGTCCTGAGATAAATCAATATATTCAACTGTGTTGTATTCGTTTTCTGTTGACTCGTTTTCAATGTATAGTTTTTTAACATTTTTTACATTAGGTAAAATCCAATATAAATTTTGGTTAAATTTTTCAAAATACTTGGTTAATGGTTTCCATTTGGATTCTTTAAAATATGGATTTAAAACATTCCCGTATTCATCGAAAATTGAAAATATAGTTCTCAGTTGTTTATACCTTTCAATAGTTGTGTGTATATTATTTAATACAACATTAGTTCTCTTAAAAGTTGGAATTGTAGACAATAAATCATCTAATAAATCATTTGATTGTGTTTCAATACTATATCGTTCTCTATTTGCGTCGACATCAATTAATTGAACTATTGGTCCATATTCCTCCCTTCCAAATTCAACTTGGTTTGGATTTATTATAAATTCCCGAAACTGTGTTTTGACATTTATTGTATCTTGAGGTAACCCTGGTTCGTATTGTTCTTCGGCGTCTGGGTTTGCTTCTTGTTCTACGACATCCGGTTCTTCTATTGGTTTTATTATTTTATCTCTAATTTCAATTAGTTCAATAGGTAGATTTAACGGAATACCCTTGTAATCAAAATTTAAATAAATGATATCATTACTTGGATACGTTTTTATTTCAATCATATCACCTTCAAGATTTGTAATCTCGCCAGTTATTACCATAGGAACATCTCCTCCAAAATATACATTTACCCAAGTATTTGGTAATAAATTGTGTTGTTTAGCATATCCGGGTTCATCGTTACGACTTAATAACGAGATAGTTGAAATCGTAGAGTTATCTATTGTTTTGTTTTCATTTAGGTTTAACTCATAGACTGATAAATCGTCGACATTAATTAATTTTATTTTTGAATTATCGATATAATCAATAAAAAAGGTATTTCCGTTAAGTTTTTCATTTGAATTATCTGTAATTAATATAATATCTCCCAGTTGTAATCCGAAACTTTTAGAAGCATAGTTGTTATTATTTTGAATAGTTTCTTCCATTTGTTTCTATATTTATTATAGAAATTTTTATGCTTAAGATAAAGTATAATTAATACATATTTAAAGATTTCATAATAATAATTATTTATAATGGATACAAATAATTATTTTGATTTGAAAAGAATACCTGGTTTAATTGAATTAATAAACAATCCAAATGAACAAGAGAATATATCCCTAAAATTGAATAAACAGAAATATAATGATTATACCACAATTTCTTATAACAAATCATTATTAACTAACGAGACTATTCAAACTTACGGACTATGTCGGTCAATTGTTGTCAATTCTAAAAATAAAGTTGTTGCGTTTTCGCCTACAAAATCGGTTGACTGTGACGAATTTATAAAACTATTTCCGGATAAAACCGAGCACTTAATAGCGCAAGAATTTATCGAGGGAACGATGGTAAATGTTTTTTGGGATCAGGATAAAGAAACAGATGGAGGATGGGAAATATCTACCAAAAATGTGGTTGGTGGAAACACTTCTTTTTTTCAATGTGACACCCCGAAAACATATAATGAGATGTTTACAGAAGCAATGACCTTAAATAATTTATATTTAGATATGTTAAACAAACAATTTTGTTATACGTTTGTTCTCCAACACCCATATAATCGAATTGTTGCTCCAATCAGCAACCCACAACTATATTTGGTTGCCGTTTATCAAATTATTAATGTAATTGACGAAAAAAGCAACGATTTTAATAATAAATTACAGAATGTAATTGTTTACCCGTGCGATTTGGAATACATTAAACAATACGGAATGTGGACTTGGACCGGAGTTAAATTTCCAGAAATATATAACGATTGGGAAAATTACGACGATTTAATAAATAATTATGCGGGTATTAACACGCCGTATAATATACAAGGGGTCGTTATATTTAATTCTTTAACAAATATGCGGTGTAAGTTCCGAAACCCACAGTATGAAGTCGTTAAAAAATTACGCGGTAATCAACCTAAATTACAGTATCAATATTTAATTTTAAAAAAAGAGGGAAATATAAATAATTATTTAAATTATTACCCAGAACATATTTCTGAATTTAACCTAATTAATAATAACATTAATTTATTCATTAAAACCCTATATGACAACTACATAAACTTTTATATAAAAAAGGATAATATAACCCCTTTTCATTATAAAACTCACATGTTTAATTTACATAACATTTATATAACTCAACTAAAACCGAATAATTTATACGTTACGCCTTTAATTGTAACCAAATATGTCGAGGATCTTCATCCTTCTCAACTAATGTCTATGTTAAATTATTTCAAATATACTCTATCGTAAAATGAACTACACGATAACTGTGACTTCGTCAAACCATGACAATAGTCTATAAATTTTTCAACATTAAATTTTATGTTTGGATTGTATCGTTGATGTCTTAACTTACCGGTTCTATCGGTGATTTTTAAAAGGTTTTCAACAATTTTATTAATATTAAAATCATTATTTAATAATTTTAATATATCACACGCGACATTTTTTGCTATAAACGCGTTATCCATATACTCGCCTCTTTTTAATTTTAAATATGTTTTTCCTATTTGTGAGTTTGGTAAGAATTCGTGTTGGGTTCTCATAAGAGCAAACGTTTGACAAAAGTGGTCTGTATGATTTGCTTGTATTCCGTGTTTATATGAATTCCATAGTTGTTCTCCGTCAACCGAACAAGTATAATGTGTTCCTCCATTATTTCCATAAAATAAACATGGTTGACCCTTTATTAAAGCGTCTTTTGGAGGGGTTGAAGGGTGTGCTACAGCAACCACCTTTATATTTTTTTTTGATGACATATTTAATATTTCATCAACATATGTTTCGTATAATTTACTTCCTAATAATTCAATTAAAAATGATAGATTTGCCTCAAGTATATCTTCACCTTCAGTTCCTATAAAAATATGGTTATCTACATTCGTATTACTTATATATTTATTTATTACAGATTTACTTTTTCTAAGTTTATTTTTTTTTTGTTCTTTCATTTTGTATTTACTTTTTATTTATTTACTTTTTAGTTGTTTATATATTTTATAAATTCAATTATTATGTTTCAATTTTTATAATTATCGGGTATTTTTTCAATTACTAATTATTTTAAAACTGTGATTCTATTTTTTTAAATACATTAATCGCATCCATAATTCCATCTTTTAAGTTTTGTTTTAGTATTGGTTTATCTATATTATCACGATAAGCAACACGAATAATACTTTCTGAATCGTGTGGGTGCATTTTTTTAAATCCGCAATAGGTTAATGTTTTTAACCCCTCAAAGAATTTAGAATATAACATATACTCCACTATTTTTCCAATTGTATAATCTTCGTTTTCAAGAATAACATCAAAACAATTAAGCATCGTTGAATTACTTGAGTTTATAATTAGTTTATCGGTATCTATTAAGGCGTTTAATTCATCTAATCTATAATTTAAAATATTACACGCTTTTTTTACCAATTCTTTATTTGAAAAGACACCAATTGATTCTATAATAAAATCAAAACTATCTTTTTTTGTAATTCGCAACGCATCCAATAATCTCCAATTTTTAGTTTCGTAAACAATATCTTTCTTTATGTTATCTTCTTTTTCTTGGTCCTTCCATTTTTGTATTTGTTTTTTCAATTCTTCTTCTATTTTAACCTCATCCGTTGTAAATCCGTAAGAACAGGTAGAAACTACATTAAACATTCCATCTTGTTTTGCTGTTCCAATAGACATCTTACACGTAAGATGTAGATTTTCCCCAGGTATTTCGTTTGAAATTTTAGGACGTAACCTTACAAAATCAATATAATCCCCGAAATCATTTGGGGGAAATATATCTCTTGTATCTGTTTCTGTTAGATACTTATCAGTGGTTACATCCTTTATTTTAAAATCCTTGGTTGTAACATAAATAGTTGTATCAGTTATGTTTTCTACATTAACTTCCATTATATAATTTTCCAACGGCATATTTAAATCTGTAATATGAATAGGAATACAACTAAGTCGTTGTTTTATCCCTTCATTATGTAATCGGGACGTATTGGATATAATTATTGCGTCATTTTCTTCATATGGCGATGTTCTAAATACTACCGTATGAATATCTGACAAAATTGTTCTTCTTACGGCATTTGCTAAACTAACATTTAATCCGCTAAGGGTAAATGTTAAGATGTTGTTTTGTTCTGTTAAATTAGTAACTTTAGGGTTCATTTTATTTATTATATTAATATTTAAAATCTATTTTTAAATCAATTTTTTTATAATTGAGTTAAAATTTAAAGGCAAAAACCTTAGTATAAGATAATATAGATGAATTCCATTCTTTATTATAGTAATTATTGTAATCATTCTAAAAATCTTTTACAAAATTTATCTAAATCTCCTTTAGCAAAAGATACCCATTTTATTTGTATAGATAAAAGAATTAAAGATGAAAACAACAAAGTATATATTTTATTGGAAAACGGACAAAAAATAATTATGCCTGATAAAATAACGCGGGTTCCTTCACTTCTATTATTAAATAAAGGGTATGAAATATTATACGGTGAATCTATTAATCAATATTTTAAACAAAAACAAGAGGTTGTCGTAAAACAAGCAACATTTAATGATTTAGAACCGTCGGCATTTTCATTAGGTGGTGGAATGTTTGGTATTGTTTCAGACCAATATAGTTTTTTAGATATGGATTCCGAATCGTTATCCGCAAAAGGTAATGGAGGAATAAGACAAATGCATAATTACGTTGATTTACAGTATAATGATAAGATATCCACATCGGCAGGAGATGACGACCCAAAAGGAGCAAATAAAATTTCTTCTGATATGACTATCGCGAAATTACAACAACAGAGAGAACAAGAATTAAGAGGGTTATAAGTTATTTATTTGTTTATTTATTTGTTTTTTATTTTTTTGTTTATTTATATATTAAAAATAATATTTAAAAAAGACTAAACATTAACATATAATATGTCTATTTCATATACTAGTGCTTTTAACGAACATTTTTTAGAATTTATTACATATATACATTCATTATTCCCAGAAGACCATGAGTTATTGGTTGCGAAAAATTCACTAATAGCAATAAAAAAGATGAATCCAAAAATCATTCCAAAAATTTGGAATACTTTTGTAGTAGGTAAGTATATAAATGAAATTACCCGAGGCGACCTAGATTTTTTTATAAATAAAGATTATTCAAGCGATTTGTCAAATTCAAGTAATTCTGATAAAATTATTGAAGCAATTGATAGGTTTCGTGAACCGGTAAAAACTATGGGATTAGAAGATAAAAATAAAACTATTAAATATATCCAAACTTTAACTAAAATATCTGTAAAATGTAATTAGACAAAATAATATATAGTAAATAGTTTAATTTAAAAAAACAAATTATATATTATACATAATAATGTCTACAGTTCCGGAAGAATTTTCAAAGGTTATCAAAGATTTTATTAATGATATTAACGTAACCTTTCCTGAATATGGTGTATTTATTACTCGATGGTGGAAACCATCTTCTTTTTTCGAACATATCAAAAATGAAGATGAAAGAAATAAGGCAATCAACCAATCAGAAACAAACAGTTTAGAATTTATTTTTAATTTTTGTAAAAAAAAATTCCCTCCAAGATTTTTCGATATTTTATATAAAAACGAGGATTTATTTAAAGATGATTCCGAAATAGATACGGAGTTTTTACCTTATGTCCATTTTAAAAATTTATGGCAATGTGAGATTACGGAAAAAACCCGCAATACAATATGGAATTATTTACAACTCATTTTATTTTCAATAATAGGAACTCTTAAAGACCGTTCCGAATTTGGAGAAACCTCTAAAATTTTCGATACGATTAACGAAACAGAATTTAAAGACAAACTAGAGGATACTTTTAACCAAATGCACAGTTTTTTTGAAAATAATGTTTCCTCTGAAAATCAATTATCGGCAGGAATTAATATTCCGAAGGCTACTCAAATACACGAGCATATTACGGATATTCTTGATAGCAAACTGGGTAGTTTAGCAAAAGAGATTGCCGAGGAAACCGCAAACGAAATGAACCTTGACTTGGATAATATTACAGATATGAAAGGTATTTTTGAGAATTTATTTAAAAATCCAAATAAATTAATGGGTTTAGCTAAAAATATTGGCGATAAATTAGATACCAAATTAAAATCGGGTGACCTCAAAGAAAGTGAATTACTTAGCGAAGCTAGTGAAATGTTATCTCAAATGAAAAATATTCCTGGAATGGAAAATTTTCAGTCGATGATTTCACAATTGGGGTTATCTGGTCTTGGTGGTCTTAATGGTCTTGGTGGTGGGTCTAAAGTAAACTTAAATAATATAGAAAACGCATTAAGTTCAACAATGAAAACTGCCAAAACGAAAGAAAGAATGAACAAAAAAATAGAATATAATCGCAATAAAAAACTCAATCTAATTAACCAACAACAACCAACGAATTACGAACAAATCTTATCAGATGAACAATTAGATGAAATATTTAAAAATGATTTTAAACCCGAAAATACAAAACGAAAACATAAAAAATAAACAGTATTATAAAATAAAAAATAAATAATCTTATATATAATGACAGATTCATTTTGGTATAATAACCCATTAATATTATTAAATAAAGATTACATACTTGAAGTTATGCCAAAACAAGGGATGAGTTATGAACGGAAGATGAACTCCATAACTAGATTAATTATATATTTTACATCTTTAGTGTATATTTTTACAACATCCAGAAAATTAATTATTGGTTGCTTAGCAATATTACTTTTTATAATTATTTTGTATAAGGTTCGCCAAAACCAGATAATTAATGAAGGATTTAATAATATAAGCGACCAACCCAGAGTTAATAGTTCACTTTCTAACTCAGATAATATAACAAATCCTCAAACATTAGAAACCTTTTCAAAACACGAATTTAAAGAAGGAAATAAAAAAAATCCATTTAGTAATGTTCTTCTAACTGATATTATGGATGACCCGGATAGAAACGCCGCACCACCCTCATTTAATCCTCAAATTGATGAAACTATTACTAAAAACATAAAGAAATCAGTTCAACACATGAATCCAGGAATTAAAAATACAAATAAACAACTATTTAGTGATTTAACAGACAATTTTTATTTAGACCAATCAAACCGTGCTTTTTATAGCACGGCAAATACACGAGTTTCAAACGACCAAGGTGCTTTTGGTGAATTTTTATATGGAAATATGCCAAGTTCTAAAGAAAGTAATGTAGGTGGGGCAATACAAAGAGTTAAAGATAGTTACAGATATACGCTTTATTAGTTATTTTTTTATTAGTTTAGTAAAAAAATAATGTATAATATATATAAATGTCAGATTATTATAGTTATACATTTGATAATGTGTCAAGAATAGGTTTAGACCCGTGTTGTCAGTCCCAGACAGACTTACAGAATGTCGAGTATAGCACTTATATGCTTCAAAATTATTTTGCTTCTGATTGCTCTATGAAAAAACCGATTGATTTAGCAACATCCCAACCTTGTGTCAATTATACCGGAGGACACAACTCAGGAGCAGGAGGGTGTAATATCGATAGTAATTCTAATTTACAAATCGGAAGTATTCAAACACACCCAAAATGTCGCATCGATTTATTTCATAGACCTTTTTCTACCGTTCCATATTTAGGAAGAGGGTCCGTTAATCCTATTATTGAGTCTCAAATTCAACAGGGAGAATTAATGATAAATAAACGAAGTGTTAATAATTTAAGTGAAAAAAGTTATATTAAATACCATTCTACCCCACTTTTAAAAAGTATTCAAGATAGAATAAATAATCCAGCATATTCAGTTGAAAGTGCCGCATCAGATGGATGGATACGTGGCGGTGTGCCATCTCGTGAATTAGTAAGAGATGTAAATTAAATATTACATAAATATAATTTAAAAACTAAAAATAAGTATAACTAAATGTATAATACAAAATATATATGTAGTTATAATCCGTTTATTGGGAACGCAGACCTTGATATACAAGATACTTTATATAGAAAAGATATTATAAATATTTTTATGATGGATGAATTTAATGAAACCGAAATAAATAACTCACTTCAACATATATTAAACAAAGTCCAAAATCACCCCGAAATAAATACATGTATGAAAAAAATGGCTGGTTTAATGATAAGCGAAGATTTAGGAATCGGGTTATTATTATTATATTCTTTTGATTTATTATACTTGACACACCCGTGTATATGCGACTTTCTAGAAACCGGAACAATTCAACCCTATAATTTAATGTTGTTATTAAAGTCATTTGATTAAGTTGATACTTGTTATTTGTTTTATTATTATATATTATAAATGGCGTCAACCCGTAATAAAAATACTCCAGGAAATTACTGTTTAGAACAAAACGAATATAAACAAAGTGAAGTATACACATTATATAAAAATTCACAATATGGAGAGGCATATGATACCAAATGGGCAGGTAATGGGTTAAATCCAGGTCAAGTTCCATGGAATAAATTGTCATATAACGCCCCTGATATTGAGTCGTTTTTATTTGGGGTTAATTCAACTAATTTAGTTAAAAAGGCACCTTGTTTTACTCCTGAATTAAAACATTTAAAATCCGAAAATATATATGAAAAATCACCCGTATTTATTCCCGAACCTTTAGTAATTGAAAAAAACCAGAGACCGTTCCAGTTTTAACTATATAACAAGTGCGTTTTCGCATAATTATGTATATATGGAGTTCTTCATAAGATATTAAATACAACAAGTGATTCTTGTTGTATTTTGAGCGGGTGTTCTACCCTATTATATGTAAAAATCACATTTAATAATTTGTTAAAATACTTAAATTATGGTCTGCGTTATACCCTAAAAACAAATCAGGAAATTCGTTATGAATTAAATACCAAATATTAACCTCCCAAAATATAGTTTTGTTATTTTCCATGATATCAATACATTTATGTTTCATTATATCTGCAAATTGTAATAACGCATCTTTATGACCACCAAAAATACCACCCAGAAAAAACCAAATTATATTTTTAAAAATATCTTTATCTGTAAGGTTAATATGTCCTCTTGCTATACGAACGTTTTCATACGATTTAGTATTTAAATTATTTATACTTTTATAAAACTCGTCATCATTATTTACAATGTGGTAAATACCAAAATCAACCCAAATAAACTGGTCACTATTAAACGGATTTTTAAGAATTGCCTGTTTTATCCATTCGGTTTTATTACACTGAACGAACATATATTCGAGTGTATCTTTATTTGGATTATCCGTTATTACCTTAAAATTATCTAATTTATAATAATATTCATAAAAATATAAATCTAATCTATTAATAAATATAAACACGGTATTTGAATTATTCGTAATTTCATTTTTTATATAACTTGTATAAACATCTTCTTCGATAAAAATTATTTTGTTTTGTTCAGAATTTATCAATTTTTTACCATATTCTATATATTTATCGATACTTCTGAAACTATTAAGATTTTTTAAGAATGCTGAAACAATTGTTGTCATTAAATAATTTAAATATTTTATTATTTTTAAATTATTTAATTTGTATATTTTAATAAATTGTCAACGTATAATTTATCATAAACTGCCAACTTTGTTGTTCTATCCCAAACACTATAGGTTATTAATACTCTAGAATCTTCAACAACTAATCCAAGAGAGTATTCAATTGGTTCTCCCTCAAATTTAAATGGTGCTGAATATCGCATCAAATCCATATTTTCGTTAAAAACTGCCAATAAGTGATAATAATGTCGTGGTTCTTCATAAGATACCAGATGAACTACAAACCATAATTCGTTATTATATTTAAACCCACAAGTAGAACCACGAGTGTGTGAAAATATTCTAGGCATATTTTGTTTAGTTTCAACCACACTTATAGAATTCGTAACATTATCTAATTTACATATTTGTAAAGGAAACCACTTATAAATAATATGGGTTGAATTTAAATAATCAACAAAAACCCAGTTTTTTTCACAACTATTATTATTAAATGAACTGGTTATTTCAACCACAGGAGATAAGTTATCTTTTAGTAAATCGTATTTTCCAGTAACAATTCCTATCTGGTTGTTTGCGTGATATCCAGTTCCAATATATGTTAATTCATTCGTAGTAACATCATTAAATATTTTCATATCTTCAACCCCAATATAGCGTCTATCACAGAAATCAAGGTCAAATAACTTTTCGTTTAAAATTTCAAAATCTTTTGATAAAACAACCATTTTATTTACAGATATTATATGAACGTCGCAATCGTGATAACATCCTCGGTCATCAATTCTATAATTTACTGCTCTTATATTCATTAAGTATTGGTCATTCACCGAATGCTTTATTATTGAAGAAGAAGAAGACGTAAATTTAATTGTTTTATCACATACGTGGACCCCTACAGAAAAATTTAAATCAATTAATTTAGAAGGTATCAACACATCTTTATAAAATTTCATATTGCTGAATAAATTATTATAAATATGACTATCAGATGTATTATTTAAAATCGTAATTACTTCATCATTAATATTTTTTATATTATTGTATCCGGCAATAATAGTGTATTCGTAATATAATTTATATTTATAGACATCATTACTTAAAAATAAATAATCATCGATATTATTATTTTTATTTAAAATTTGTTTTGCGGAATCATAAAATAATTTGGAAACTTTATTTTTCCCTAAGTATCTATAATGAGATATTAAATCGTGTAATGCTTCTAACCTATCAGGTAAATAATTATAAGCATCTAATAAAGCATTTATATATTCAGGTATATTTTGCATTTGTTTATAACACAACCCAATTCTATAATAACTATACCATACTTCTTGGTTCCATCCTCCAAATTTAATTCTTTTTTTATATATTTCAATAGCATTCTTATAATCACCTGAATCGTGATACGTGTTAGCTAAATAAAAATGGTATCTTTCATTATTAGGTTCATCAATAATTCCGTTTGTAAGTAATTTAATATCTCTTAAAAATTTATCAGATTTAGAACCTCCATCGCCATAATCTTGTATAAATAATTGATTTTTTAAGATACTTTTATTAATATTATTAGGAGGTGTATTAATATATTCGTGAGTTACGCCCTTGTAGTTATATAACCCATTATTTTTAACAATTCTTGTATTTTGATAATAAAAATCGTCTGTTCCTTGTAAAATATGAAACGAATCAGCTGTGGATAACATACCTTTATCAAAAGTTCCAACTTTAAGAACCATGTCAGCATCCATTAATAAAACATAATCTGTTAAATTATTACAACATTGTAATGAATAATTACGGTTATACTCAAAATTCTTAAATGGTTCTTTAACAATTTTTCCAGGGATTGAATGTTTTCTAAAAAATGTTTCGATTAATTCAATTGTATCATCTGTAGAACCCGTATCACAAATACAATAATAATCAATAATAGGTAAAACCGATTCAATCATACGAGTAATAATTTTACGTTCATTTTTTACTATCATGTTCAAACATAAAGTATTTGGTTTATCCATTTGTAAATTATACTTTTGTTTTTTTAAACTATTTAATTATACAAATATATATATTATATATATGTCATTTACCCGATTTTATTATGATGATTGTAGAACAAAAAAACAATTACAACAATCTACCGGTCCTGGAAGATGGGCGTTGAATGTTCCAGGTAATGGAGACTCTCCTTGTTACATTGAAGACCCGCAAATTATTATGCAAAAATGGGGAGCAAACATTTGGACGAATTGTGTTAATTTAGAAAGTGAACTTTTAGGAGTAAATAAACCTTTAAGTAAAGATTGTTTGATTAAAGACAATTATCAAAAATATAAGGTTTCATCAAAACCGATTAATTACCCTAATTGTAATAATGTGTTTACAGAACAACCAAGAGCAATTATGCCGGCATGGACCGCAAGAGATTTAGAACAGGTTGACTGGTATTACCCGCCATTAAATCCTCAAGAAAATACGTGTATGTCGTTTCAAAATAATTTAAATACCAGGATTTTAGAAAAAGATAAATTCGATTCAAAGAATCCGTGTATTTATAGTTAAAAATTGTCGACATATAATTGAAAAAATATAATACATTATATATATTATGGAAATAGCATTACCAATATTGGCTTTAGGAGGTCTTTATGTAATATCAAACAGTCAATCTTATGATGAAAATAACAAGAAAACAATTAAAAAAATGACACAAGAAAATTTTACAAATATGGGTGCTCCTCGAAATTACTTGCCTAATACAAATACACCTTCTCAAAATTTCCCTGTAACTAATTCAAAAGAACTAATTAATACCGTTGAGGAATACCCAAATCCAAATACAGCAACAGATAAATATTTTAACCAAAACTTTTTTGAAAAACAAGTTAATAATGGTAAAAAAGTCGGAAATGAACCTCAACAAATATTTTCATTAACGGGAAATTATTTAGATAGTGAACAATTTAAACACAATAATATGGTTCCTTTTGTTAAAGGTAAGATTCAAGGATATACCTATACGAATGAATTTGCTGAAACTATTTTAGATAATATGGTTGGTAATGGTTCTCAAACCATAAAAAAAGTAGAACAGGCTCCATTGTTTAAACCAGAGGATAACGTTCAATATCCTTATGGAGCACCAAACAATAGTGATTTTTATCAATCACGTGTAAATCCAGGTATGATATCAAATAATGTTAAACCTTTTGAAACTATAAATGTAGGTCCTGGATTAAATCAAGGTTATTCTACTGCCGGAAGTAATGGATTTAATTCTGGAATGGAAGCAAGAGATTTATGGTTACCTAAAACAGTTGACGAGTTACGTGTAAACACCAATCCTAAATTAGAATATACCCTTAATAATTTAGAAGGTCCTGCCAATTCTCAAATTAAAAATTTAGGAATAATTGGTAGAGTTGAAAAACAAAAACCAGACACTTTTTTCTTTAATACTCAAGATAGATGGCTTACAACAACCGGAGCTGAAAAAGGCGAAACATTAAGACCAATACAAGAGATGGGTGCTGTAAAAAGAAATAATAATTTATCAAATTATAAGGGACCTGCCGGAAGTATAGAAGCCCAAGCAGGAGTTGCGCCCACAGAATATGAAATGTCAAAAAGACATGTATTAAAATCCAAAGATATTCCCCATTGTTCCGCAAAAGGTAAAGGTCCTATTAATGACATTGAAAACTTACATAAAAGTCATACAAATTATAAAAATCATCGTTCAACCATGAATCAACCTGAAACATTAAGAAGCGGATTTGGAGGCGCAATTGGTGCGGCGATTGCTCCATTAATGGACATATTAAAACCATCAAGAAAAGAAGAAACCGTTAATAGTTGTAGAGTTTATGGAGAAGCGTCCTCTAATGTTTCGAAAAGTTATGTAATTAATAATAATGATATAACAAATACTACTGTAAAAGAAACAACCTTATATTCTCCAAATTTTTATATAAATAATCAAAAAGAAAGTATCTACGTAAACAATTATTTACCAACAGAATTAACCCAAAGAGACACGACTAATTGCGAAACTATTGGAAACATCGGTGGGTTATCTACCCAAAATGGTCCAATGGTTTATTCTGCCGCATACAACCAACATAATAATGATATTAAATCGCAAACTATTGATAACAGACCTAACCAAGGAGGAACACAGGTATTTAATCAATCAATGAACGTTTCCATAGCAAGACAAGATTCAGATAGGTATAATAATCGTTTATTTACACCATCATCCGTAATAAAACAACCACCAACAAAAGAAAATTACGGAAGTATTAAAACTCCTCAAAGTTATGACCAGAATAAAATTGGATGTGACCGAATACAAGGGGACCTATTACAAGCATTTAAAAATAATCCGTATACACATTCACTAACTGACTCCGTATAATTATTATAATCGTAAATATTAAAATATAAAAACATTATTTTAATATTAATAAATCAATGATTAATATTCATAATTCTATAACAGAAAAGTTGGAATACTTTCGAACCATACATAAAATACCAAACATTATATTTCACGGACCATCCGGATGTGGAAAAAGAACAATCGTTCATAATTTTGTTAAAAGCATATATGATAATAATAAAGATAAAATCAAATCTTTTGTGATGTATGTAAATTGCGCGCACGGTAAAGGAATTAAATTTATAAGAGAAGAACTTAAATTTTTTGCGAAAACACATATTAATTCAAACGGAGGTTTTACATTTAAAAGTATTATTTTGTTAAACGCCGATAAATTAACTATGGACGCACAATCCGCATTACGAAGATGTATTGAGTTATTTAGTCATAACACGAGGTTTTTTATAATTGTTGAAGATAAATATAAATTATTAAAACCGATACTTTCGAGATTTTGTGAAATATACGTACACGAACCTGTTTATAATGGAACAACCATTAATTTATATAAGTATAATTTAAATGAAACATATCAGACAAAGAGCATACACAATTTAAGAATTGAATCTTTAAAAAAAGAATTATTAAAAACAGAGGAAGGAATAATAACCGGAATAAATATAATTGAGTTGTCTACAAAATTATACGAAAAAGGTTATAATGGTTTGGATATTATTAATTTAGTTGAAAATCCCAAGTTCTTAAGCATACCTGCTTGTAAGCGATATGAATTATTAATAGCGTATAATAAAGTAAGAAAGGAATTTAGAAATGAAAAGGTATTAATGATATTTATTTTAACCTTCCTATTTTTAGAAAAAAATTACAATTTGGAAAATATTTCATTTATGTAATTTATTGTTAGTTAAAACCAAATAAAATTAAAATACAATAATATTATGGATGATTTTAACATAAGTTCACTTCACGAATCTAAAAACGAATGGTGTGCCAGGTTAATTACTATTCTAACCCCTTTTATTATTGAGGGTTATAAATCTATTTTCGACGAATCCTACAAATTATGTAAAGAGAATAACGAACTAAATAAGTATTTGATGACATTTCAAAATTTTATATCTAGAGTTCCAAAATGGAACCCTTCAATTATTGAACAAGAAAAAAAAAGAATTTGTGAAAAAAGTGGTTGTAATTATTTAGAAGATTTAGTAACTTGCGTACATATTATTCAACTTAAAATTTTAACTAGTATGCGCGCTGGAAATAAACAAAAAAAGATTGATATTACTATTCCCAAACTTGAAGAATTTATTCATAAAATATATATTAATGTAGCAAGGAAAATTTATAAAAACGTATATTTATTTGAAATAAATATCTCACCTTTACAAACTCAAAAATATAATAGAGAAATGGAAATAATAGTTCAAGAATGTATTTTAAATACTATAAGAGACAGTATTCCAGTTGAATCTATTTTAAAAGCATATATGGATGAAACAATAGAAGAAGAAGTAATTGAAGAAATCAAAGAACAGGTAATTGAAGAAGAACCTCCCGAAAATAATGTATCTAGCAATTTACAATCAACCAGCGAACCAACATGTGAACCAATTGTTGAAACACCTCAACATACTAAATTAACATTTAATGATACAGATTATACGCGAGACTTAAATAATAACGATAGTAACGTAAACGCACCAAAAACAATTGAACGACTAGAAGAATTAAGCGAGTATAGAAATAAACAACGACAATTAGAAAGCGATGATGAGGACGATGATGTTATTAAACTTAAGATTTCGGACCAAGATATAAATCTAGACTGTTTTGACATTAATAATATAGATGAACCAGAAACCAATTTACCCGATTTATTAATTGATGACGTTGAATTATTAGAATAATTTAGTCAATTCGTAAAATACAAAATAAGATTATGAGATTTCATTTTAAAATGAATAATATTTTTGTATTTGCTACAATAATTTCCATCGTATTTTTTATTTCAAAGTTTATTGAAATGAGATTTGTGGAAAAAGAAAGCAAACCTTTAAAGTTATTAATACGCGACACATTATTAGTATATTTTGCGGTTATTGTTGGAAATTTTTTAATTGACCAATTAATGCCGGTAATGAATTTAACTGATAGTATGCGTGCTCCAGTCGTGTTTACGGATAATCCAGAATTTTAATTATTCTATCCGATGATTTCTTCATTACCGATATTTAATATTTTTGGGGTCAACTCATAAAAAATAGAATGATGAACACACCTTTTTCTTATGACATAAAAATACCATTGACTAAAAGAATAATGGTAACAATAATTGTCAAACCAATATTCCGCATAATTCGGGTCGAAATCTTTCTCATAAAAATTTTTTATCAAATTATTAATTATATTTGATAAAAAATGTTTTTCTCTAAAACTTAAGATTATATTTATTATTTCAAACGGTAAATCACTCATTATTATAGTAGTATATAGCATACTTTTTATATCATTTATGCTGTAATTATTTATTTAAAAATAACGGGAGATACCTCTAGTAGTTATGATTTACACAATTATAAACTTAAAAAAGTATAGAAATAAACGGGTATGATATTATTCTATGTTTAATATTTTCTGATAAAAAAGTAAAGCGATCTAAATTTTTATCTGTCCACCAAGTATAATGAAAGCTAACATATAATTTTATATTATATTTTTTGTGTATATTAATCAAATCATCTAATATATATTCTTCCCCGCCTTCAATGTCTACTTTAATCAGTGAAATTTCAGAAACATTAATTTGATATTTTTGTATTATATTTTCTATTGTAATTGTTTCTGTTAAATAATAGTCATCTGAAATTATATCATTAGTGTAAATGTGTGATGTAGAATCATTCATTTTTGAATTTTCTAAATGTTTATTTTTACCAAACTTCACTTCAATATTATCAATATTGAAGATAGCTTTATTAATTAATGTGTAATTAGCATGACAATTTGTGTTTAAATTAAACATCATATCATTAAACGCATGATTATCTGCTTCAATTGAATATACATGCTTTGATTTTCTTGAACCATACATTGCGGTTGTTCCAATCCATCCGCCAATATCAATAAAAATCTTATCTTTTGATAAATATCTATCAAATATTTCAAATGTCTCTTTTTCCCATTGATAATAAATATCCCTCCAGAATGATAAATTTTGATTACTTTCATTATTTTCAATTAAAAATACTTGATCGTTTTTATAAATTTTTAAATAATTATTTTCGAAATATGGTATTAGTGTTCTTGTTATAGTTGAAGTGTTGGTTGTATTAATAGTATATTGTATATATGTTTCATATTTATTATATATTTCATTCTCGATATACCAAGGAATATGTTTTGCTGTAAAATTTCCAGCAACTCTTATAATATGGTCATGATATTTCTTATTGATTAAACAAAATGTAGTATCTATAAGACTTTTATATAATTCATAATTATCATCACATATTTTATTTTCCCAAAATTGTTTTTCCCAATCATATATTGATTTATTATCCGCGTAATTATCAGATTGATACATTTTTTCAAAATCAGATATATCTAAAGCAACCCCAATTTTACTTGTTTTATATTTATCTGATAAGGTTGATAGTATTTCAATAAAATTATGCGGAATATTTTCGTTCATTTTTAAATCTGGGTCCGTTACTATAAATTTATCAGGTAACATATCATATATGTGTGTATTATTGTAATTTGTAATCCAAGGACCAGCATTACTCGAATTATTTATAACTGTAACATCAACCTCTGCTAAAAAATTTATTGTATTTAAACATGTGCTATTGTTATTTAAAATAGAAATATTTTTATAATAGTTTTTATTTATTTTAAAAATTTGTAATAAAGTGTTTTTAACATACTTATAATTATTATAACAAATAATTATTATTGGAATATTCATAAACAAAATACCTATATTTATTTATATTATTTTATATTTAATATATAAACGTAACTTAAATTAAAATAGGCAACGTATCAATATTAAAAATAGTTTCATTTTTAGGTATTTTTTTATGAGTGATACTAAATGAACTAAATTCTTTTCTTTCAAGTTGTGCTTGCGGAGTATGATTATGAACGTGTCTTGCGATCATTTTATATAATTTAAAATCAGGATACCGTTCCATTCCATTGTTTTTATAAAGTAGATTTACACCCCTATCATCTAAACACCACTCCACAATTAATTTAACTATAGGGTCGCATTTTGTTAAATCTTTAATTTCATAAATGTCATCTACTACATAATCAAATATAGAGCACGCGAGTCGACACAAATCAAAACTAAAATTTGGTTCTAATCTTGGTTTATTTTCGTTAAAATATGGTTCGGTATTATATTGGGTTGACGCGTCCCCATTAGTATTGAAACTATCACTACAAAATATTTTATTATTAAATTTATAAATACTTCTACCAAAATCTATAATTTTAAATATCTTTCCAAAGGTTGGAACCTTATAGTATTTTTTATTATAGCAATAATATAAATATTTTATTGTCGTATTATTATACATAACATTATTTGTGTGTAAATCATTGTGTGTTAACGAAAATACTTTTTGGTAAGTAATTAAAATCATTATAATTTGCATCAAATACGCAAACCATTCCTCTTCGCTTAATTCGTTGTTTAAAATGTAATCATCAAATGTATTTTCAATTTGTTCCATACAAATGACCAAAACAGGGAATTTATAAATAGTAACTTCAACATCTTCGCCAGATGATTCACTACTATACGTATTATCTGTGGTTGATTCTGCGTCATCGTCTTCTTTACACATATTTTCGTGGGGTTCGTTGTCAACAGGTTGAGGTTCTGTATCTAATTCGTTTAATTGAGGTTCTTCGCTAATTGTGCTAGAAGTATGAGAACTCCTAGATGAAAACGTCGAACTTGTTTTTAAAGTGGTTGTTTTATCCTTTTCAGTAATTAATTTAGAATTTGTTATGTCGCATAAATCTAACGTATATGATTTCACATCATCTAAATCGATATGCGTTTTTTCAAAAACATTTTCAAATAATTCGTCATCTATTGATTTTATCGAAAAGGTTGATTTTAAACTAGATGTGTAATCTATCATTATTGGTATTTTTTTATTTGGTAACAAATAATCGGGATTATTTATATTAAATAGTATGTTTTGTTGTTTAATAAAATAATCAGACTCACTCAAAAAATCAATATCATCCGTTACATTTATTTTATAATTATTTTTAATTGATAAAAAAGAACCGTAATAATCAATACCGTGTAAAAAAAAATACGAATTTTTCAATATACAAGATAAAAATACAAAAAAACTGTCGACATATGCCGAATTGTTCACATCTAAAAATTTCGGATTTACTGTTTTAATGGTAGATTGTAAATTTGGTAAATTAAATAATTCTGTTTCGGGGGAGTTATACTTACCAATTAAATATTTATATGGGTCTAACAAAGGAGCAAGTTTAAAAAACACGAGTGTATCTGTTTTTATTTTATTTGTAAACGTGTTCTTTATAGCACAGGAATATAAATATTCGTTATCTGGTATATTTTCTTTAACATTTAATAAATACCAAGGATGATTTAAATTAACGTTTAAATAATTAGTTTCGTTTAAACTAAAAAACCGTGTATAGATTGGAATATAATTTTGGGTTTTAGAAAGAAACAACATATCTTTTTGTTCTAAAGTTTCTAAAAGTTCCTTGTTTTTTCTTTTTTGATAATTTATCGTAAACATTATAATAGATTAAATAATATATAAATAATCTATTTTTTTAACTTATAATACTTTAATATAATAATGCGTATTATTTTACAATAAAAAAATAAAATATATATTATGTCATTAGAACTTAAAAAATTTGATATGAAAAGTATATCCTTTAAACCGAATGAATCAAAAGGACCAGTAATTGTTTTAATTGGAAGAAGAGATACAGGTAAAAGTTTTTTAGTTAGAGATTTATTGTATTACCATCAAGACATCCCAATAGGAACCGTGATTTCAGGGACAGAAGAAGGAAACGGATTTTACGGGAAAATGGTGCCTAGATTATTTATTCATAATGAATATAATACTGCTATTATTGAAAACATATTAAAACGTCAACGTTCAGTTTTAAAACAAATCAAAAAAGAAGTCGAAACTTATAGAAAAAGTAATATTGACCCCAGAACGTTTGTTATTTTGGACGATTGTTTATATGATAACGCATGGACACGCGATAAAATGATGAGATTATTATTTCTTAATGGTCGTCATTGGAAACTAATGTTAATAATTACTATGCAGTATCCTCTTGGTGTCCCTCCAACGCTTCGAACAAACATTGATTATGTATTTATCTTAAGAGAACCTTATATAGCAAATAGAAAACGAATTTACGAAAATTATGCGGGAATGTTTCCAACCTTCGAATCCTTCTGTCAAGTAATGGACCAATGTACTGAAAATTACGAATGTCTCGTTATAAATAATAATGTTAAATCTAATAAATTACAAGATCAAGTTTTTTGGTATAAAGCAGATAGTCATAACGATTTTAAACTTGGGTCCAAAGAGTTTTGGGAATTATCAAAGGGTATAAACTCTGATGATGAAGACGAAAAATATGACCCAGACAGTTCGAAAAAACGAGGTGCGGGACAGAAAATAAGTGTAAAAAAAACATCAAAATGGTAAAATACGCGTTGCTCTAAAAAAGGATACGCGTTGCTCTAAAAGAAAGGATACTTATTGTTCCAATACATTCCGTCTCCTTTTTTTACATCATACATCGCGCGAAATGTATCTAATCTTGATAACGGAATATTAACTCTATATTGATTTAATGCGTGTGGATTGTATAAAATTCGATAACTCACGTGTTTATTCAGAATTTTTTCTTTCATATTATTAGCGTAAAATATATAAAAATCTTCTAATATAAGTTTTGCTAATTTTAATGGAACATCAAATTTTACTTGATAATCCTTTAAATATTCAACACATAAATATATGCTGTTTACATCGGCGAAATTTTCGGAAATACTTATATCTGTTAAATTAACTTCAAAATTATCTTTTTTGTAAGCAAGTATATATTGTTCTTTGATATTTTCTTGAATTTTTAAATAATGTTTTTTATCATTATTTGACCACCAATCTTTTAAATTCCCGGTTAAGTCATATTTTGAACCCGTAATATCTAATGAATGTAATAACTCGTGAGCTAAAATATATCCCATATTTGATATATTATACGCTATTCCACTTTCTTCTAAATCTATAAATGGTTTTTGAATAAATGCTAATGGTACATAAATTGAATTTGTAGAACGGTTATATCTTGCGTTTACAATAAATGATTGCGATTCAATAAACACGAATGGTCTTTGTGTCCAATCAACCGTAGGTAATAATGACACCGGTTTATTTATTAAATTAATGAGTTCGTTTATTTTCCAATCCATTATTCTTATTAAATTTCCCCATATATCATTACTTATAAAATTTATATCTGGGTCATCAATTACATATGACGACTCGCCGACAATAACCTTAATATTTTGAATTTTTAATAAAGCATAATTTATTGTTTTTGCATCCATCCATTTATTTTTTTTGATATTTTTATATAACACGATTTTTAAATCATTAATTAAGAATTTGATATAATTAATAGCATAATCATTCTTATATTTAGCAACATATGACCGTGATAATAAGTTATTAAATGGTATTAACATTAGTTTGACTGCTCTAACTCTATCCGCATATTCTGATATATTTCCTCTTATAAATTTTGAAAAAAGATGTTCGCCAGATGTATGCCACTTATTTGTAAATCTTGCGACCTGTTCAACATATATAAGAATCCAATAATTTCTCCATTTGTCAGTATTCCATTTTTTTAACATTAAAGCTGTAACATTTTTAAAATAATTTAAATTTATAGTAATACACGTAGTAGGAATTGTATTAAAACCTATTTCTTTTAAAAATTCGGCAAAATTAAAAGTATATGTAGCCGTTGTTTTTGTATTAAGTTTATAATACGTTAACGTATTATCATTAGTATCGCCTTCATTTTCATAAAAACACAACGAAATCTCTCTTAAAACATCAATATAATCTTTTCCATTTAATCCTAATTTATTATTATCTCCAAATATTGTTTTTATTAAAGTATTCAAATAATTTACATAATCACTCACGCTATTATTTAACTCACGGTTATTAATATCTAGAAAAAAATCAATAGGAAAAAGGTGTTTAATGGGTTCGAAGTAAATACTATAAGTATTCGTATTCTTTTCATCTGGTTTAATATCAAAAAATAAAGGGGACCCGCTTGAAGAAACTATTTTATTTTTACACGTCATGGCTAATATTCTCCACAAATTATTTTTTAATGGGTCATTAATTAACTCAACAATATTATCTATATAATTATTAATGTTAATCATACTGCTTTCTGGAGTCATTAACGCATTTGCCGAATCGTAAAATTCTTTCATATTTACTATTTCTTTTGAGGTAGAACTGGTTTCAACAAGTTCCTTATATATTTCAAAAATTTCATCATATACCTTTTCTTGTATTTTATCAAATGTATTATAGGTGTTTAATGTCATATTGTAATGTTTGTTCCAATATGCGTTCACATACTGATAAAAATTATCACATGGTTTAGGTGTAGGTTCTTTTAAATAAGAATTAAAATTCTCATAATATTTATTGGTTGAATTATTAAAATTTAATAATTCTTTATATGTATATTGTTTTTGAAAACTTTTATAAAGAATAACATTAGTTCCGCAAATTAAATCTTTATCGTTTTGACTTATTTTTCTAGTTTTATTTTTTTTTATCATTATATATATAATATTTATAAAAACTGAAGTGATTTTGTAGTTTTATTGAACATATGATCATTTTTATGAATATTATACATTTCCTTAAAATAATTACTTCTTGATATCATTAAATTAACAATAGATTCATTAATAATATACGGAATACCGACCAGTTTGTCATTAACCGTATATGTCCATATTTTTTGTCTTAATAAATATGCGATATATGTATATAAATGTTTGATTTTTAATTTAATTAAAACATATTCTAGGTTTTGTTTTTCGTGAAACTCTTTTAAGTATTGTTCACAAATAATAAAACTATTAATATATGCTACTATATTATTTGATAAAATTGTTGACAATTTTATATTATAATTAGCTGTGTTAAACCTTAAGTATTGTTTTATTAAATCGGAACTATATAAATTATATTTGTAAGTATCTGCTGTAGACCACATGTTTCCATAAACACCATTATAATCATATTTAGACCCTTCAAATGTAACTGCCCGTATCATATAACTAACGAGTAAAAATCCTATATTTCCTAAATTATATTCCAAACTTTGTCCGTTTAAGTCCAATAATGGAGGTTGTAAACATGCTAAAGGTACATATAATGTATTTGTTAGGTGTGAAAAAGAAATTTTTAAATTAAAAATTTGAGAACCTGAAAATTCGAATGGATATACATACCAATTAATATCCGGTAAATTTAAAATATATTTATTTGTGAGAGACAACATCAATTTATGTCTATAATTAAAATAATCGTTAAAGTTTTTCCATATGTCATTATTTGTATAATCTATATCAAAATCATCTACAATTGTTAGTGGTCTTCCTATTATGATTTTTAAATGTTCTGCACATAGTATTGAGTTTTTTTTTGCGTGAGGTGTAAAAAAATTGCTTGTTCTTACCATATTTACATATACCTTTTTTAGATCATTTGATAGATTCGTCATAAATTTAATAGCGTCATAATTATTATATTTAGATATATATAAATTTGTAAATAATTTATTGAACACCATTAAACAGTGAGAATCCGCACGAATTTCTGGAGGTCTATATAATTGAACTCCTGTATTAAATGTTCTCGCAAAACCATCCTGAATTTTTTTACTTTTATTATTAAACCTAGCAAGTGATTTAAATACTATATAATACCAACAACCTCTCCATTCTTTTGTATTCCATTCGTTGCTTAATAATTTGCAAACATTTTTTAAATAAATTAAATTTGAACAAATTATTTCTTTTGGCATATTATCACTAGTATATCCGAATTCAGTTAAATATTCGTTATAATTAAAATTATAATTTGTTAAGGTTTCATCATTATTAGTAATAATTTCATAATTTTCTGTTAAATATGTATTATTATAACACTTCCATATTTTTTGAAAACATTTACGGGTATCAAGTGGGTTAAACCCGTGGTTTGGACCTAAAAAAAATACATATAAATCTTCAACATATTTATAATACTTAGTTAAATATAATTCTTTAAATTTTGGGTCAGCTTTAAAACTATCATCATGCACAATTTTATTAAGATGAAATTTAATTGGAGAAATATATACGGAATATGTAATTGGTTTAAATACGTCGGGTTTACATTCACATATAAAAGGAAAACTTTGGTTTGCTATAATTAAATTTTTACTAAAAAATGCTAAAAATTTCCACAAATTATTACGTAATGTGTCATTCGTCATTTCATCTATAAAATTCATATAATAATTGGCGTGTTCTTTTATGCTTATATCAGAATTTAAGTTCTTCGCAGAGTTCCAAAAATTTAAGACATTCTTTTTAATTTTTGGTTCTTGAGTGTTATCATTAATAAAGTCGTTAAACATTTCGGATATTTGTTTATCAATAATTTGGAGTTGAACCGAATTATAATCAGAAATATTATATTCATACATATAGGTCTCTTTTATTTCATGAATCCAATAATTATTTATGTATTTATAATAATTATTTTTCTGTAAATTTAGAACATTCTTTTCTTGATCTTTAATAATAAAATTTATCAATTTATTATTATAATCTGTATTATTTAAAGAGATAGATTCAAAATGACTAAATTGTAATGTGTTGCTTTTACATAAAATATTTTTCTCCTTTTCACTTAAATTAATAATAGAATTCACCTGGTCTTCGGTTCTATATTTTTTTGTTTTATTTTTTTTGGTTTTTCTATTTGTTTTAGTATTCATTATATATTAAAACAAATATTATTAATTTACGTTATTTATCATTATTATTTTTTACCGGTAATAATATTATCCCCTTCAAATAATTCATTTGTTATATCGGATGTCAATATAACATCTTGTTCCTTAAGTTTATTTTCTTGCGTGTTAATATTATTCACACCAATTAAATTTCCGGTATCATCAATAGTTTGGGTTAACTTATTTCCGGATTTCTCAGCATTTTTTATATTTTCTTCAATTGCCTTTTGTTTTGTATCCTTTAATCTTTGGTCGAATGTGTTCTTTGCGTTAGTTTCATTTTTGTTTTTTTCATGCATTAATTGATTTAATTCTTCTTCCATATATTCGACCCTTCCCGTTTTATATGATTCAGGGTCCCAAGGCATCCATAAACCAACCGGACCGACAAACACGTCGTGGTTTGGGTCTACCTCCCTTAACATTTTACACCTTAATTCTGCTTCCTCAATAGATGGATACACTCCACGTATTTTTAACCCTCTGGTGCTAGTTTGGAAGTTATGTTTAACACCAAATAATTTTTCTAATTCTTCTTCATTATTATCTAAAAATGTTTTATAATCATCTTCTATTTTATAAATCATAAGATTAGACCTTTCTTCATTAACAAACTCTTTAAAATCAGTCGTCAAATCCTCAAAGGTAAGCTTATATTTAAATGAAACGAAATTAAGAAATTGGACGAATTTTTCCATCGATTTGTTGAAATCCCATTTCTTTAGGAATTCCTCAAATAAAAAAATTTCTTTCTGTTTAAGAATCTTATCTGGAGAAATAAACGAAACACATACAAATTTTTGACAAGCAATTGGTTTATCTTCATCTAGCACATCCACATATTTAGGATTAGATTTTCCTCCCTTTAGTTTTCTTTCAAAAGTTGTTTTAGCAGTTTTCTCCTTGTAAGACATTTTATTAATTATTATTAACTATTTAAGTTTTTTAATATTTAATATATATTTTTTTCTTTTTAATTTATATAATGAACGGATTAGT